ACACAGCCTGTGTAGCCGAAGATGACGCCGTTCCTGACCACCGTGATCGACAGCGTCTTGGGTGGCACGGCGACCGAGGTCGGGTTGTAGGTGTAGACGAAGTTCGGTGTCGTGCCGGTCTTCACACCAGCCGCGCGACTGCACTGTGTGAAGTACAAAGCACAGTCCTCGAGCGCCTCCAACGTCACCGAACCCTCGACGGAGAAGTCCCCCGCCACGACACCGATCCGTGCCGCCGACTGACGGATCGGCGTCCGGTAGATGTTCTGCTCCTTGAGCTCCAGCGACTCGGAAAGGATCGGGATGAACTTCGTCGGCGCCACGTAGGTACCGGAGGTGATTTCGAAGGCGACACCAAGTAGGCCGCCAGCGCCCATGCCATACGCCATAACTTGGTCTCCTCTCCAGTCTTGGGAGTCGGCGTCTTGGCCTGAGGCTTGTCAGCCTTCTTGGCGACCGTGACACCGAACATGTCAAGCTCGTGAGGCTCGGGTCCCATCTCGAACCGAGACTCAGACTTGCCTTCCTCGTCATGGGGTGCAACGACTTTACCTTCGTCGTTGAACACGCCCGATGTCGTCGTGCCTGTCGCGATGCGGAAGCGCATCACCTGTTCGTCGTCGACCTCGGTCTCCGTCCCGTTACGGAACGTACCCAGACCGTGGATATAGACGTCCTGGTCTCCCGCACTGGGGTGGTCGACTTTCACTATGTACGGCAACTTACCTCCTTACGGGAGCCTCGTCTTGCTGAAGGACTCGAACGTCATCCTGTTACCCATCAGCAGTGAGCCCATCTTGTTGATGACGCCTGGTTCATTCTGCGTGCAGAGCGTACCAATGACAATTCCACCGAGTGTGATGTTTGCATGCACTACAGGCTCGATGGCGTCAGCCAAGGTCTGTGCTGCATGCAGGTTCACCTGCACGTCTTGGATCTTGCCGTAGTACACATACACGTACGTCTCGAACACGTTCCTGGTACCGAGCGACGCACCTTCCCACTCACGCGTCTTGTTCCCAGGCGAAACACAAACAGCTGGTGTCTTGTCAAGTATCGTCTGGTCACCGTAGTACATGACGTTGACACCCAGCGGAATGACCTGCGCCTGGATGATACTGAAGATGGCCGTAGCGACAACTTCAGCGCTGGAGGTAAGTGGCATAACTTAGCTCTCACCGTCCCATGTACGATTCTGTAACCTGCCAACCTTGCATCAACACGCTCTTGCAACCAGTCGGCGAAGACTTCCTGCACCCTGTCAATGTCCTGCGTCTGGAACATGGCGAACGGTCGTGCTGGGATACCGGAGCTAGCAGCACCACCTGCAGCACGTATCTCTTCTGGCGACAAGAAGGCAACCATCTTGCTGGCTTTAGCAGGTGCACTCGCTGCTGGCATACCAAAACCCGCTTGGTGCAACGCACCGTACCAGATCTTGTCTGGCAAGTCCAGAATCGTCGCTTGCGTTTGCGTTACAGTCCAAATGTTGTACTGCTGCATCGTCTTCCACAAAAGCCCAGACCTACGAAGCATGTCGTCAGGACCGTACTTGTTCTTGGGGTCCCGCGCCTTCATTTCGGCCGTACCATCAGCATAGGGTGCCCAACCCGTAGGACGACCGTTGGAGATGAAGTTCTGGCCGATCGACGGAGCGATGACCTTCTGAATCGATCGCTTGAGTGGCTCCCGGAAGGAACGAATGTCAACGCCAAGCTTGTCAAACTGCTTAGCGGACATGGCCAGCGAGGGAGTGAACGAGAATCCCAAGTTGACCATGTTGTCGAACCTGATGCCGCCCTTCATGGATGCTGGCATCAGAACACCTTGCTCATTCCGAACTTGGCAGGCCCCAGCGACAAGTCGTCACAGTTAGTGTTCGTCAGCTGCGCCAACCTCGTCGAGCTTGCATCCGTAGGGTAGAAGGCTACGCCTGCGTTCGGTATTGTAACTACATCCGCTAGCTCGACTGCACCTCGAATCACGTCAGCTAGCAACGTTGATGCCCAGTTCCTAAGGGTTGCTCCGTAAGACGTCTGGCTCTCATCAGTCACGACCTCTGCGAAGGCACGATCGTAGAACCAGCCTGCGTAATACATGGCGATGATTTGCTGTACGACTGCAGGTGTAGTAGTAGTGTCAACCCAGGTCGACACCAGTGCCTGTGTGAAGGTCTGGGCCAGTCGCCCTAGGACCTCGTTGGCGATCTGGCCTTCCAGGACTGTATCGACCGAGGAGACGGTAGCCTTCGTGGGCTCAAGCCACGTCTGTACCATGCTGGCAGTGATGTGCAGAGCCACGAAGGCTACCTCCTCCCGCTACTTGGTGTCGGCCGGCTTGGGCGCCGATGCCTTGGAGGCCTTCTTGTCCTCTTCGGCCTGCGCCTCGTCCTCGGCCTGGGCCACGTCGCTGAGGTGGTCTCCCGGCGCCGGACTGACTCCGCGCCCCGTATACAGAGCGAGAGCCTCGCGGAGACGCCTGATCTCGGTGTCGCGCGGGTCCTCGTCGGACTCGTCGATCTCCTCCGGCTCGTTGGCCGCAGCGAGCACCTCGGGGTCGTTCGGCCCGCCCTTGCGGACGATCGCGCCGTGGGTGATGTAGTAGTTCCACTCCTCCGGGTCGAAGTCGTCCTTGCTGACGTCGGCGCCGACTTCGAGAGGCTCGTCCTCCTCCGACATCTTGCTGTGCCGAAGGCCGTTGGCGTATGCCACGTACGAGATTGCCATGGTTCCTCCTCCCTACAGGATCGCGGCGGACACGGCGGCGAGGAACAGGAAGCCGCAGATGGACTTGTTGGCGTTGTCGAGCCCGATCAGCTCGAGGTCGTACCGCTGACGGAGGCGGACGATGTCGGAAGCCCGACGCTCTTCCCGCCACCTGTCGACGATGCTCCCCTGGAGGTTGGTCGCCCTGCCGGTGTCACCTGTGGTCGGGTTGAGCGTCCCACCAGGCCCGTTGTCGATCCCCTCGCCGGAGAACGCGCCGGAGCCAAAGCTCAGGCCGCCTCCGCCGCCGCTGTAGCCCTGCGTGAACTGGTACCCGTAGGCAGGCACCTTGAGGCCTGGCCGCGGCGGGTTGTACGCCAGCAGCACTTCCTTGTTCCAGAGGTACGACAGCGCCAGCGTCTGGCCGGGGTTGTTGGTCGCGATGCCGAAGCCCGGCACGACGACGTTGTTCAGCGACAGGCACGCGGCGACCAGGTCGGGCGTCAGGATGGCACGCTCGACGTACTGGATGCGCGTGATGAAGTCCGCCGAGTCCTCGAGCGCCGACATGACCAGGTAGGGGATGATGGCGAGGTTCGCGTTCAGGAACGACGTCCTGTGCAGCGCCCTCATGGCCGTCCGGATGTCCTTGACAGGCGTAGAAGCGGCGAGGTCCCACTGGGGGCCGTAGCCACCGCCCGCCGAGCCGGTCAGGGTCTGGGTGAGCGCGGCGTTGTAGTTCGCCGCGGTCGTGACCAGGTTGTAGATCCGGTACTCCTTGCCGAGAGCCACCCTGCTGGCCAGCATCTCGGCGCCGTCGACGTCGGGCGACAACGGACTGTCCGCGTTCTCCCGCTCTTCGTCGGTCACCGCGATCTGGAGCGCGTGCTCCTGGCAGTAGTAGCTTCCGGTCGAAACCGTCAGGCCGGGGAGCTCGTTCGCTTCCGAACCGGGCGCCCTGGCGTCGTCGAGTGCCGGGTACCAGCCCTCGCGACCCTGGAAGATGTAGTACTTGTTGGACTGCTTGTTGACGGGAACCGACGGAAAGAGGACTTGTCCGACCAGTCCTTCGTTCGGCCACGCCACGCTGATCTGCGTGAGCACAACATCGATGTGGACGTTGCCGGATCCGGTTGGTGCGTAGATGGGCATTGACTTCCTCCTTCCTAGGTGAGGTAGACCACGTGGCCGGGCAGGAGTTCGATGTCGATCAGGTCACCAGCCGTGACAGCCTGGTTGATCGAGTTGCCGAGAACGCCGATGATCTTGCCGACGACCTGCGTGCCGGCCGAGGCGCCCACGATACCCGCGAGAGCATCGACAGCGCCTGCGACGGTTGCCGACGGAATGACGAACTTGCCGATGGCGATGTTGGCGGTCGCTCCGACGATCACCTTGGTGTTGCCCGAGAGCGCCACTCCGACGAACGCCTTGCCCGTCGCGGTCTTGACGGCGTCGAGCGGCTCCTGGACGACGCCGAGCGGCGGGTTGGTGTCACCCGCCGTCATGATCGCGCACTGGGCCGGCTGCAGCGTCGACTCAGCGACCTGCTTGACGCACTGGAACTGCTTGTAGGCGACAGCTCCGCCGGTGGCCAGGAAGGCCTTGGTGAGAAGGTGGTCCATACCCGGCATGGGTTACGCCTCCCTTCCGGAGTAGCTGGCCTCGCGATAGGCCATGTACAGGTTGGGGTTCGCCGTGCAGACCATGCGGATCGCGTCCGTCGCGGCCAGCTCCTTGCCGGTCTCCGAGAAGTACTTGGTCCGCGCTGCGGCAACGGCCGTCATCAGCTCCTGCTGAGCCGACACCTCGCGACCGTCGTGCATCCGACCACGCTCGCCGAGCTCGACCATACCGACCTTGGCGAACTGCTCCAGGGCGTCGACGAACTTCTTGGCCATCGCGCCCGGCTCGGCGAGGGCCGTGCCCTCGGCGACGGCGTTGACGACCGACGGCGGCAGGACGAACTGCCTGCCCCCCTGGGTGGCGACGATCCCCGCGAGCCTGTCGCGGGTCTCAGCCAGCTGGCGACCCGACTCGGCCGCGGCTAGCTTCTTCTCCATCTCGGCGAACTGCTTGGCCAGCGGCGACTCGGCGAGAGCCTTGGCGATGACCTCGGACAGTGCGGCTCCGGCGAGCACAGGCTCGGGAGTCGGCGTGGGCGCCGGTACGGGCGGAACAGGTGGATCAGATGGCGGAGTGGGCGCCGGCGGTCCGGCCGCGAGCTCCTTGATCTTCGCCGTGACCTGGTCGTCCGTGGCGTCCTTTCCGAGACCCAGCAGCTGTCGAATCAGCTCAGGGTCCATCTGACCTCCTTGTGGTGTTGGTTCCGTGATCTCCGACAGGTTGACCGGAAGAAGGTTCTTCAGGAATGGCCTGTTGGTCAGTGCACCGCCGAACAGGACGTCCTCGTGCTTGACACCGTCGGGACCTGTCCACTCGTCGTCGAACTCGGGACTGAAGTACCTGTACTCCCGATTCCTGAGAGCCTCGGCGGCGGGGCTCGTCCAGTCGATCTGGAGGTAGAGCCCGTCAGGACGCACGTCGGCGTCCCTGACCCACCCCGCAGCCTTGCCCGTCTGGTCCTTGTGGTCGTAGTCGATGTCGAGGTCGATGCCCCGCACCTTCGTCTTCACGCTGTCGGCGAACCGCTGAATCCTGTCCGCCGTGAAGTCCATCGGACCGTACACGGGGTGCTCGAACTTGCCGAGCGGCAGTGCGTGCACCCATGACTGGTCGTCGAACTGGTGACTTGCAAGATCGACCCAGTAGCCGTAGCGACTCACTTGCCACCTCGCCTTCCGGTGCGCTTCGCAGCTACCTTCTTGACGACAGGCTTGGTAGCGGTCTTCACAGCCGACTTTGCGCCCATTGGCTTACCAGGCACCTGCTTACCCGGCGTCTTGGCTACAGCGGCGACAGGGAACTTTCCCTTCACGGCAGGCTTCTTGGCCTTGGGCTTCGCTGCCTTCGTGGTTGCCACCCGCTTCCCACCTCCGCTCATGACCTTGTCGGTATGCACGTTACCTGACCCGCTAGTGGCGTAAACGGACATCTAAGCTCCTTCTTTGACCATTATATCGGGAAACCATGAAGTCACACTAGGGCTCAGGTTTCCATTGTTACAGTGAGGTAACAGTCACCTTCCCAAATAGTGCCGTATGACGCTTGCCTGCCTGGAGGATGTCGTACCTGTAGAAGCCGACATTATCACCAGGCTGCAAGTCGGCATTAGGAATAACGACTGTAGCCAGTCCACCAGGACCGTTGGTGATAGTGATGTCAGTCGGTGTCGTCAGCTTGACCGTCGATGGATCGGTGTCTGACACACCAGCGGCAGTCTTCAGATACATCTCCATGGTCAGACCCGTAATGTTGAACGGACTGCCGCCCGATGTAATGGAGACGTCGAGAGTCTCGTCGTTGAACTCACCTAGGGTGATATCTACCTCTAGCATACACCATCCCACCAATGCTCCGTCTATGGCGCGCCTAGACACGCCTCCGCCTAGTATAAGGTCATTTACTACGTTGCCACCGAAGACAGTATGGTTAGTTACGTTACCTGCAAAGCCATTTTCATCAACTACTGTACCGCCCAGAACCAGATGATTGACGACAGTACCACCGAGTAGGTTCTCGTCAATCACTGTACCACTATAGCATATGGGATGCTGTACAGTAGAAGGAGGAACAGGCGAACGGACTATTTGTACTGTGCCACCACGTCCGACCGGGATCCCCGTAATGCCTACAACCACAGGGTCAGGAGTACTAGTAGTAGCGACTACAGGTGCTGCAGGGTTGCGCAGGACTTGCGGCAGGTTGGGCCTCAGAAGCGCCTGTGGTGTCGGAGCACTGACAACTACAGGATCTGGAGTAGCTACAGGCGTGTCCTGCGTCGAACTACGGAAGTCTTGAGGCGCTTGTGTTCTGTAGTAACTACTGTCAGGCTGGTTGGTAACAACGACAGGATAGGTAATCGGTCCGCTAACGACTGCTGCAGGAGCTTGAGGCGCCTGTATTACTTGTGCAGTACCTGTCTTGAAGTACTGACTATCAGGCTGAGAGGTCTCAACTACAGGTGCAGGCGTGGCTGTCGCTGCAACAGCAACGTCCTGAAGCGAACTCCGGAATGTCTGAGTCGTATTTGTCTCGAGCCAGATACTCGCTGGTTGAGATGTAACGACTAGAGGTTCTGCCGGAACCTGAGGAGGCGGGGGAGCGCTACTGACGATCGTCTTAGGTGTCGCAAACCACTGCGATGCCGGAGGTGTATCTGTAACATTTGGCTGAACTGCTGCAGGTACGTCTTGCAGTGAGCTACGTGACTGGAACGCTGGACTGTTCTGATACCACTGCAGAACGTTAGGTACTGCCTGTACAACTGGCTCTGGTGTAGAGGCAGCAACTACATCGTCCTGCAATGAACTACGGAAGACCTGAATAGGATTGTCGTTGAAGAACTGTGACGGTGTTGACTGTGCTACAACTACTGGTTCAGGCGTGACAACAGAATCGGGTACTATGACGTCAGGAGGTGCAAACAGCCTCTGGCTTCGAAGTGCCTTCTTACGTCTACGTGTCTTGCCACCAACATACTTGAGTAGAGGCGGTCCAGAGGCACCTGCGGGAAGGATCTCAACAGCGACAACGGCCCACGCATCGGAAGTCGAATTCGTCCATGTGACGGTCTGGTTACCACCTGCGCTGGCTATTGTACCACCAGCACCGTTGTCGGCGCCCGAGCCAGAGGTGCCGTTGTGCGACCACTGAACTGTACCGCCAGTGAAGCCCCAAGTCCCGCTATTCCCGTGAGCTGCAACCGAAACGATTAGACCGTCCGCTACGGTCCCGTTGACAGTGACAGCCAGCGAAGTTGTGTTAGACGCTGTCTGACCAGTGACAGGCGTGCCGAAGGAGCCTGCAGCCGAAACACTGATCGAGCCTGCATTATGGTTGTTTGTACCATCTGAGACCGCAACCGAAACGGTATTGCTACCCGTAGGACAGGTGGGACCGATCAGTCCCCAGAAGGATACGCCACCAGCAGTGTCTGATACGAAGCCGATCTTGGTGAGTGCTACACCACCGTAGGTAACCCCTGTTACAGTATCAGAGCTGCCGGTAAATACCGTACAGCCAACGACGATGCCGTTACCGTTGTTAACATGCGTCCAGGTACCTGGACTGGTAGTGAACCCGACTCCCGCGGAGGAAGGGCCTACAGCATCGAAGGCAACCACGAGTGACCCTCACCTCCTTAAGTAGAGGCGAGTCCGCCTAGTTCAGCCCAAACAGGAACATCTGGTCGATCGTGGTCGTGTTGGAGGCTGAGCTAGCCGACCAGGTACCGAACAGCTCGATGAACAGGTCAGCTGTAGTACTCAGGCCTGTCAGTAGACCACGGAACCCAACACCCTGCTGAGAAGTCGTTGGTGCGCCACCAGAGGCAACCGATTCGTACTCCGCTCTGCCGTTGACCTGTAGTGACATCGTCGTAGTCGCGTACGCCGTACACGTGTACTTGACACGCACTCTCCATGGAGCAGTCACAGCTGCCGTAGGAGTCATAGCAGTGTTTATGACGACAGCGTTGGCCTTCGTGCCAGCCGTTGTATCCAGTCCGAGCTGGAGTGCGAAGGTAGCAGCGGCCGTGTTGGCGATGATCCCATCGACTTCTAGGATCAGACTGCGACCTACAGGGTTGGGTACGTCGTCCTGGAAGAACCCCGCAGGGAGCTTGCAGACGGTGCTGGTACCCGCTACGCCAGAGATCGCAGCTTCGGTTGTGAACGTGCTCTTGGTGATAGGCGCAGCCAGAGTGTAGAGCGTCTCCCACTGCGTGCCGTTGGTACCCGACATGCAGAGCTCCTAGATGCGCTCGAACCACATCGTGCAGCGGACGCTGACGATCGCAGGCGCTGTGAGGCGAAGTGCGAACCCGTTGGCGACGGCAGCGTCAGGAACGTCGCCGAGCGGAAAGTCGTAGACCAGCAGGCCGCCGTTGGGTGTGAGCAGGTTGCCGTCGATGTTGGTCTGCACGGTCGGCTCGGACGAGCAGTTACCGCCTGCGAGGAACCCGGTCGTAGCGATCGCACGACCGTAGTTCTGCGTGATCGACGCCGTTAGGCTTGTGTTACCTGTACCCGGAGTCGAGTTGGTCGCTGCCGTCGAGTAGTTGAGCTCCCAGAAGACGGGAACCGCAGAGGCAGTGACACCATCGAAGCCGATGCGGAACTTCTTCAGGTCCATACCGAACTGTGCGCCAGCCGTGACGAACATCGCCGTCTTGGGAGTGCCTGCCGCGAGCGGTACGACGCCTGACAGTAGCGAATATCCTGCCTTGGCCATTTCCTACTCCTTACTGACCGCGTCGGCCAGATGTGCCTGAGCCGTCACCCTTACCGGTAGACGGTGTTACTGTTCCTGGCTTTCCTTGCCTTGGTGTACCAGGCTTGTCCGGCCCTTGCTGTTGCTGACCTGGTTGCGGCTGCTGATTCGCCATCTGCTGCAGCTGCTCCATGGTGATCGTGCCATCCTTGAGCGCCGCCATCAGGTCTTCAGGCGAACCAGGCATCTCGATCGGAGGCGCTTCAGCGTCCTGCTGGTTGAATCGTGTGTTGACAAGACGCGAGGTTGCCGGATCGGCCGGCGGCAGACCCAGTTCCTCACGTAGGTAGTTCTCGAGTGGCTCGTCAGGTGTGATCACACCTGCGCCGACATAGTTCCGGATTGTGAAGGACTCGGTTCTCCAATCCTCACTCTCACCGATACGCTTTACCACCAGCTTGGGATACCGTGCACCTATCCAGTTCATATCCACTAGCTGGGGTATAGCATACTTATTAATAGCGTCGACCACGATGTCGGCCGTGAACCTCGTCGCCTTCAGGAAGAGCGTGTGGGACTGTTCATCCGACCCGGTTGTCGTCGAGGACATGAACTGACCGAGGATCTGCTTCTCGATCTGCTTGTCGTGATGTTCGATTGACGAGATGCAGTTGACTGGCTGACCCTTCAGCTCTGCGAAGCTGAGCTCCCAGTTCGGCGGAAGGACTACATGCGCCCGATCGTTTGTGCGTAGATTGCGACCAAGAGCATCGGCAAGCTGCAAATCGTTGTCGTCATATCCCATCGGCAACGTGACGACAGGAACACCAATACCATGACGCTCCTTCTGGATTGCGTCGATCTTGTATAGGTTGTCCTTGTAGTACCAGTGCTTGTACGCCGATCGCAGGAGGCTGATGCCCTCGATGTTACCAGCTTCCTTGTCGAACGAGAGAACAACCATCTTGTTGATGGGAATGTTCGTGATCTGGGTGAAGCTCTGGCCCATCGCGCCCTCGAAGGAACGCGTGTCGGCCGGAGGCTCCCACATATCTACGGAGAGCGGCCCACCGTTAGCGTCGAAGAACCACTCCCTGACGTCCATCGGGTGCCTAGGGGCGAACTTCTTCCAGACGATCATCCCCCGAGCGTCCGGGTCATTGGTGAGCTGCTCGCCAGGACAGAAGACATTTTCGAACATGTAGTATCCGAAGTCCAGCATCAGCAGGCCTTCGGTGAGGGTCTGAGGCCAAGAAGTGGTAGGCCATTCAGTCAAGGCCTTCCAAACCTTGTCGCGAATCTTGACATCCTTGGTGGACGTTGAGGCTGGTTTCATCGACCATTGACCCGCTAGTACTGGCGTCTTAGCCAGCCTCAACGTCCCCCGCACGGTCCCGTCTGACTTCCGCATACGATCGTAGACCTTGAGACCCTTAATGCCTTCCAGGTCACGATTGTACTCCCGCCGCATCCAGGAGGTAAACGGCGAAGGAGACGCGGAACCCAGCTCCGCACCGAGACCGGCAGGTCCTATGCCCCTGCCCTGTGCCATATCGACGCGATTGTGAACTCTGACTTCGCCTGTGTTCTGTCCGAAGCCCAGAACCTGTTCCGGAAGAGGGTCGAATCCCAAGCCACTGCCGTCGACCTCTGCAGGCCTTCCCCGCTTTGCCAGTCCGGAAACCTGCTGCCTTAGAGGCCCTGCGAGTTGCTTGCCACGCTCTGGGTCCTCTGCCAGCCCGCCTTCAGGCCCCATGACAATGAATTCTTGTCCAGGATCCCGCGAAACAGCAATGGGTTGCAGCCCCTTGTCGAGCAGATCCTGCAGGCTTACGCGTGGGAGCTCGTCCATGTTCACTAGAAGCTATCTCCCATCGTAAAGATTCCACCAGAGTTCGAGCCCGCCAGGATCTGTGCGAAGCTTGTTTCCGTGTCCAATGCACGTCGATCGGCCTTCTGCCTAGGCGTGATCTCCACAGGAGCGCTGCTGACCATTCCAGATCTGAGGTGCATATTCCTCGCGCCCATTTTGAATAGGCATAGCAACGCGTAGCGCATTGCGTCGATAGTATGGTCTTCCACCCTGTTGCCCAGTTCCGGTACGTTGCGCCCCTTAACAGGCTCCGTCGACCTGTAGTTGTTCAGTTCCTTGATGTGTTCCTTACATTCCCACGCAACGTGGTAGCGAGGTGCCTCGATCGGCGCGCCCCACTTGTCCTCGGATATCTTGACGTTGCGCATGAAAGAGGACATCAAGTCGATGCCATCACGCCACGTATAGTCGCCTTTGAGCTCTTTCGGCGCCCAACACATGACGCGTACGTTGTGCTTCTTGAACTCTTCCGAGACTTGTACGGCAGCTTCTGGGTCGGCAGGGTCGCCAAAAGCCAAGTCGATGTGATACCCTGGCGGGTGCTCACGCTTCATCATAAGACGAATGTGGTCAGGAATCGTCTTGTACTTCTTGTAGTGGACACGCCAAATGTAGATCTCATCCTGTGGCGACACCTGGAACTCGACGGCGGCAAGGGGGTTCGTGAAGCCCCAGTCGAACGCGATGTAGTTCGGCCACGCAGGAATAAACTTGTAGTCTTCCGTCATCACGTGACGGGTCTCGTCCCACTCCGGGAAAATTTTCCCAACGAAGCTGGCGAAGTCTGCACCAATCTCCTGTAGGAACCATTCTGGCTCGGTCGTTTCCTCTAGGAGGAGTATCTCTTCATCGTTCCGTCCACCTGGGTAAACGGCGTCATTTGCCCAACTGGGAAACTTCCAGGACTCGAAGATGTGCTTGTCAAGGTACCTCTGTTGCCGCCCCAGCTGCCAGAGGTCATGTAGCCAATTGAAACCTTCAGGTGTCGTTGGGAAGTCAGCGGAACCACGCCTGTCAGCAAGTGCAGGTCGTACGTACCGCTCCCATGTCTCACGCTTGTGTTTAGCTGCCTCGGACATGATGACGTGGTCCAGGGCTTCCCCAACCAAGTACTCGGGGTGTTCGGCGCTCCGACACTCCACTCGTGTCCCCCAGGGAAACTGAATGAACATGTCACCCGCACGCTTGGAATAGGCCCTACGTACCCTCTTATCCTTGCCAAGGCCCTGGTTGACAATGAGGTCATTCCAAATGACACGAAACTCTTTCTCCGCCAAGTCATACGTCGGTCCAACTATCCAAATCATCTTATTCGGCCGCATAATATGCCGAGGCGTGGCATCTCGTGCGGCCATAGTCGACTTACCGAAACGCCTTCCGCAGCAAGGAATACGGAAACGGGCAGCACTTTCATGGTACAGCCGCTGCATAGCATGCGGCGTGTACTCGACCTTCTGCCAGAACGCCTCGGTGAGCTTGTCCACCTACGGAACCCACATCGCTAGCGCAATAGCTACTACCGCCGCAGCTGGAACCCAGTCCGGCGCCGAGAACCCGGTGGCTATGAACGTCAAAATCCACAGGAGCGCAAAGACCAGCGCTGCGACGCATAGTATCCAGTGGAAAATGGAGTACCCTCGCCATGCTGGGTACCTCGCCGGAGCTGCGGGCCTGGTTGTCATGACTTGCTTCCTCCGCTACTGCCATTGGCTAGCGCCTCAATGCCGGCAAGGAACTCGTTCAGCGCGTTCTCCTGGTCGTCCTTGCCAACCGGACCCAAGACCCGGTCGACGACATAAGTGGCCGCTCGGAGCTTGGTGTTGTCGTTCCCAGCGTTATTTACTAGATCGATGATCGCAGCCGCCGCGAAGGGCGCAGCCTCTTCGAACAGCCGCTTAGTCCTCTGCCCCGCCGTCTCATCGGGACCACCAAAGAGGTCCTCTAGTTCCTTCTCCGCCATGTCTACTATTATATCGGGAAACACAAAGACACATCAAGGGCAAGCTTACACATAGTGTTCCTTGCGAAACTCCTCCTAGCCCTTTTACGCTGCAGCTGACCGCAGGAATGTTACAGTAACACATGAAAGGGCAGCGGCAAATTCGAAGACCCACGGGTATTGAGGATCATGAAATTCTGTATGATAATATAGTTATAAGATAAAAAAATACAACAACAACTCAACAACAACTCAACTCATCAACTACTCATCAACAACTCATCATCAACAACTTGCTTCTTGACAACTTAATACATACATAACTACTATACTACGGAGTAATAACATGCTTCAATCCGTACGTAGTCAGTACGAGACGACTCAACGTCGTAGCAATACTCAACATCTCGTACACATACGTTCTGAGAAGAAGAACATTCCTTGGAACGAAGTAGATCGTCAAGCAGATCGTAGACTTGACGGAGGATTCAACACTAGTAAGAACAATCTATGTCCAGACTGTAACGAGTATCGATCAGTTAACGGACTATGTAGTTGTTAGTAGTACTAGTACGTATAGAGTACATACTACATACGTACTGACTAGTACTAACAAGTACTACGCATCTTGACAATCGAATAGGGTATAGGTACGCTCCTCGTAGTACCATCAGTATCACAGTAGTACCTACAGAGGAGTAATCATGACCGAAGTCCAGAACGAGAACGTCCAGAACGAGACCGACTCGAACGACGAGCGTACCTTCGAGGACCTGTCGCCGTACGCCGCGCACTTCATCGTCAACCTCCGCCTCGAAGAGGCCGGAATCGACAAGGAGATCGCGGGACCGCAGATGTACACAGCGGCCAAGAACCGCGCCGTCGCGTCGAACTACCACGACCGGCAGCTGGTCAACGGCAAGCTCGAGCCCGTGATGCTGGACGGAGCCGACTTCGTCCGCTGGCTGAACGCCTACATCACGAAGCTCCAGAACGGCGGAAGCGGCCGCACGGCGGACTACGCCAAGATGGCCGAGCAGTACCGCTAGAACACCTCGAGCGTACCTATACCCTATTCGTTGCCAAGAGGTAGCGGAACGAAACAACAAAACCGAATAAGGAGTACGAATGCGCAAGGGCATCGTCATCGTGGGCATCACGGCGAGCATCGCACTCGGAGCTGGAGGTACGCTGGCGGCACAGGCCGCTACGGCGACCAACACCAGCACTTCGACGAACTCGCTGATCTCCGCGAAGTGCTACCACCACTCCGGAACGCGGACGACGAACTTCCGCTGGGTGTCGAAGGACAACCGGTACGAGGTGTACGCGTCACCACGCAAGGGAACGACCTCGTACAACACCTGCCACAAGTAGTCGATGAGGTTCGGGGAGAGACCTGGCTCTCTCCGTTCCTGACCGACTAAGGAGGCATTATGTGGTCAGTCCTAGTACCTTACGTCCACCAGATGTTGGTGTTCGGCGGAATCGTCATCGAACCGTGGGAATGGTGGCAGTGGTGGCCATTCCTGTCCGCGTTCTAGGAGGAGCGATGAGAAAGCGTCCACGTACGCTTCCGGCTTCGTGGTTGGAGGAATGGGTACGCCTAGAGAAGGCGATCAAGGAGTCTCCTCCGACCAAACGTCACCAGCCACGTATCCAACGTCACCAGTCGGACCGAATGAGGCGGATCGAGCAAGGTCAGACTCCGGACACGTACAAAGCGATGTTCCGTCTCGATTCGTATCCGACACCTATAGTCGACAACGACAAGCACATGATATGGCCGAAGGATATGAAGCGACCAGACTGGCCGACAGGTAAGGCTACCGACAGTCGATCGTAATCAGAACAGGTCTAATGAGATAGAATCAGGGATTCAGCACTTAATTATCAAAGATCGCGCGAAACTTACTGTGAAACACAACGTCGTAACACTGTCTTTCCTATTATATAAACTACATAATTCTATAAAGACCTAAGACTTAAAGACTCTGAGCGGTATTACGGACGGACGCAGTGGACTAACTGCGAGTTTACCAGTTGCCCCGGTTTGAAACCCTTTAGCACCAGATTGTAGTAGATCCTACATCTGTAGAAACGAGCGTCATGTAACACTAGAAACCAGTAGCCCTTGAGAAGTCCAATTGACTCCCGATATAATAGAAACAGAGCGCAAGTAATGTCTCATTCTAACGAAAACGACAATTTGTAGTTATGAAGGCGTTAAATACAACGCACAACTCGAACGAGAGGATAGGGAAGATGGAAATCATCGACGAGAACGTCACCGATCTGCCTCAGGGACGCGGACGTCCGAGTCAATATCCGTGGGACAAGTGGCTGCAGGCGAACACGCAGGTCAGGATCTTCCAAGGCAGGGGTAAGGACGACGACTTCACGATCGAACCGTCCTCGCTTCGGCCCCAAATTCACAACCGGGCGAAGGCACGTGGAGGCAAGGCCTCAACCTCGCTGGGCGACAAGAACGGTCGGAAGTACATCGACATCATCTTCACGCCTGGCATGTCGGAGGCTGACATCGACGCCGACCTTACATTCGAGAAGACCGGCTAACAACGTCGAAAGAGACAAGAAAATAACCGCAGAGGAGATCTAGCTTTTGCTCAGGGAGCCCATATACAATTAGATTAGCAGAGAAAACTAGTTCCTAACAGAGGAGGAACGATGACGTACAACAGCCTCGAAGAGTGGGAAGCGGCCGTCGTGAGGTCGTATCGCACAGGAGCGTCGAAAGAGGAGTTCGACGGGAAAGCGACGAGGCAGGCAGTCAGAAAGGTAGCGCTGTACCTCCGCGCTACCGACTACGGCATCGAGCAGCTCGATGGGCCACAGGACGAAGGACCGAACTGCCTGGTCTACACGCTGCTCGACTTCATCGCGTACACCGACGAGCCCAGCGAATGCATTCACCCTGGAGTGTTCGCCAGATCAAGTGCGTTCGAGTACTGCGGGACCTGTGGCACTGACGTCCCGCGTCAGCACCTGTAACTTCCAGTGCAGATGGGCCTCAAGGGATAGTTCGAAAGGTAGCGGCTAGCCTGGCAAGCTAGATATAGTCCGACGAGTTGTCGGCCGTTTCCCCTTGAGGCCCATCTGGAAAGGAGGTAACACAATGTTCGACTCGAACAAGGACCTGAAGCCGTTCAAGGGTGCACACCTCGTACTGAACGAGGACATCCTCAGCTTCATTTACGAGGCTCTCGCCGAAGTCGAAGAGTTCTACGACGACGAGACACACGACATGGCACCGGAGAAGGTTACATCGGTGCTAGGCGACGTCGAAGGTTGGACGACAGTCAAGGACCGCTTCGGTACGAAGGTGTACAAGGCTAGACAGTACGCCCAAGCCGGACAGCAAGAGCAGAAGGCGGAGCTTCGCGTCGGTGTTGTCCTAACCGGCAAGCGCGAACTGATGCTGGACATTCGAGTCTGGGGTAGTTACTAGGAGAACAACATGAGGAAGCTCACCGCAATACCCGTCATCGCCACGGGTTTGCTTCTGGCAGCTTGCAGCTCGTCAGTCGCATCGCCGCCTTTCAAAGCCCCTGTGGCGGACGCTTCTCAGGTCGCCGCTGCAGCCGTAAACGGTGTGAACGCTGATCCACAGGGCTGTGAGCAAGTCGTCGGACAGCTCCTGATGTTCGCCAACAAGCTGCAGGGAGCTGGGGTACTGGATTCAATCGCTTTCCTCGGTGCTCTCGAAGAGCAGCTAAGCCAGGACTCTGCTGACGTGACGATTCCTGTCGCACTCGCACAGGCTGAGGGGATGCTAGCGTCGTCGCTCATAGACGCGACCCACGGGTACAACATGAACGGATACGAAAAGTACGTGAAGCAGATCCACGACATCTGCCCGAACACGAAGTAGGCACAGCTGATGGATGACGTCAAGAAGGCTGTAGCAGAGAGTGTTCAGAAACCACTCGTTACCCTGCTACGTCAGGAGTGGCCTGAACTCGAAGTTGAGAGCGTAGAGTACACACGTGTCAACGCTCTCAACACACAAGTACGTGTTGTCACTAAGAACAGTGGCATCAGGTACTTCACGGTCAAGGTCTCGGAGATGCTCTGATGGTCTGGGTAGAACCGCATCCTCACGATGATTCCGAGGCGTGTGCCTGGTGCGCCAACTTCAAGTGCTGCATGGATCCGAACAAGATGATCAGGCGAGGGTCCAAGTTGTACTGCAACGACAGCTGCGCTTCGGCAGACATGAACTGATGGACCGCGAGAAGTACCTGGCTAGGCATCGTAAGTACAACACAAGTACCAAGGGCCAGAAGCGTAACCAGAAGTACGAAGAGAACCATCCCGAGCGCAAGCTCCGTTGGGAACCTGCTCGGGATGCACTACAACGAGGAGGGACAGCGTAGTGTGTACACAGACCATGATCGAGCGCAACGGCAAGGCGTTCGAGCTGCATCTCGGAATTAACATGCAGCAGTGGACAGGCCTGTACATCGAGCCTGAGATCGACAAGCTCTGGACGTACGAGGACGAAAACAGGAGGTTCGTCCTCACCAAGTACGAGTTGAACAGGTGCATCGACTCGTGCCTCGCCCACATTGCCGGGATGCGACGTGATGTCAGCAGGTTCGAGCTCTTCGAGCGTGTCGGGTTCACGTACCGGGAGATTCACAAGATCACGACAGGAGAAGAGCCGGGGCCGATCGGCATCACAACTCCTTCCGACCGCAAGTACCAGGCGGACGAGGACCTAATGTTCCTTCACACGTGCATGGGCGAGCTCTGGACCTTCGTCTACATGGCACGTGACGCTGTGACCGACTACGCGATGGTCGTCTGACCTTCCCTGAACGGCCTGCTCGAAGAACGCACTAGTACAGTAGTAGACTGGGCGGTAACAATCTTCGAGCAGGCCCTTGAAGGAAGGAGGTGACAACTAAATGGCTGACTCAAGGATCAGATTCGACATTAGCGCAAGGTTCGTACTCGACTGCGGACACGATGCTTACGTGGACCAACACTGTGCGCACATGCAGTGCTGGAACTACGCCAGCAAGTGCGGCTTGCACGGGATCTTCAAGACCTCGGACAGGTGCAACCGAGACCGCGACGTGCACGCTGAGAAGGACGACATCATGTGCCTCAAGCACGTCATTGAGGACATGCCTCCAGACCTGCCGCAAGGGCAGTATCAGGTCGTCTTCGATAGGATGGAAGGCGACACCGCGTTCTACAAGTACAAGGGAGTAGAGGATGGGTAGGGATTACATCGTCAGCATCTCGGTATACAACGACGACGTCACGCACAGGGGTGCCGAGGACGGCATGAGTCCGGAGAAGATCGTCAAGAGCCTGGACGGCCTGCCGACCGCGGACCTGATCGACATCAAGGCCGGCCTCGACGAGCTCGTGGAGCGCAAGACCACGGCAAGCGCCGGGCACTAACCTTCAGTGCGTGGGAGATTCGGCTCATTCGGGTGATCCGAATCTCCTACGGAAAGGAGGTATAGTGAACGAAGAAGAAGTCAAGCTAGCCCTTTCCATCGAATGCCCAGTGTGCGGGAGACAACCTAACGACATGTGCAGGAACTCCATGGGCTACAAGATGCGACAGCCGCACTGGAAGCGTCTCTGGAAGGTAGAGGAGGTGTAAGAAATGAAGGTCGGCGACATGTACTTGGCGATCGATCCAACTCAGATGTCTGGCGCTGTCGTCGACATCCGACGCATCTGGGCAGAGAGAGTCCCTGTGGAACTTGTGCAAATCCACAGGGCCCGGATTCGCAACCGCTATACGGTGAGAGGACCCGATGGTACCGAATGGGACACCGGACGGCTCGAGCCACTCAAGCCAGTTCGACACTACGCTTGCGCGTAGGTATGTACTGGCTATCGTATGCACGCTGGTAGCACTGCCGCTGATTATGTCCGTGGTTGGTGCGCCGATTGGCATTCCACTATTCCTCTTGGGCATTAAGCCCTTGAAGGACTACTTTGCCGATCTGGCAGACCAGCGTGTGAAGGAACAAGAAGAGCCGTGGCAACGAGGAGAACTGAACTTATGACAATCGACCCAGACCTCGAACTCATCGAGGCAGCCATGGAGCGCGACACGCGTCTGCAGATGCTGGACGGACTCCAGCAGATGGTCGACTTCCTCCGGGAGAACCCGCAGGCACCAATGCCGTATGGCATCGGAGGTGCCTGCTTCCTCGAAGAGGACGAGGCACGCAAGGGCCGTGAGGGTATCTACGGCTGGAAGAAGGACGATGCCGGCCGCTATCTCCACTACTACAAGACGTGGGGACCGAACGCTCGCGTTGCCTACAGCATCTACGTCGACAAGAGCACGTCGTCGACCTGCAAGCTGGTGAAGCTCGGCACCAAGATCGTGCCAGCCGTTCCGGCACACGAGGAAGACGACCTGAAGTGGGTCTGCGAGCCCATCGGAGAGGACAAGTAATGGAGCCCACCCAAGGACAAGTGGTGCCTGAGCGTATCAAGGCCCACCCGATCGACATCGACATGCTGAGGTACCAGCGACAGACGAGGAACGCAACCGTCACCATCGCCTGGGTCGTCTGCATCCTCACCGCTCTGTCGATCATCGGCGGCATCGTCGGCGCTGTCCAGCTGGCGAAGATCAGCAACAGCGTCGTCACGACCTGCGACTCGACCATCGAGTACTGCCCTTAACCATCTGCGGCTCCACTGGGACCAAGAAATTTCTCAAAATAACCCTTTGTGAACCCTTGTGTTTCCCAGTGGAGCCGCTATATAATTAGAATAGCAACAAAAACATCAGCCGATCAAACAGGAGGAAAAATCATGGCTGAGACCGCGACCGAGACCGTTCAGGCGGACGAGACGGCAGCCGTCAACACCCGCTTCCCGCTGCCTGAGGGCAAGGTCACGCCCATCCAGCTGAAGAACAAGCTCATCCAGCTGGGCAAGACCCCCAAGGCCACGCAGCCGCAGATGTTCTACACCTTCGTCAACAACCCCGGCAAGGCGGACCCGTTCCCCGTCAAGCACTACGCCGAGGACGGCACCGAGTACGCGCAGAAGGGCGGGCCCGACGGCAACGTCAGCACCCGGCCGGGGCTCGACATGGACGAGGGCGTCGCGTGGTGGGACCGGCGCAAGACCCGCATCGCCGAGAAGGCCACCGCCACCACGACCGAGGCCGCCGCGCCTCCTGCCGAGGTCGCTCAGGCCCAGGCCGACGAGCCGGGCGCCGAGGACGGTGACTTCACCGAGGCCGAGTGACCTTCTTCACTCAGGACGGCGGGGCTGTCACGGCCCCGTCGCCCACTAGGGCGTCAGTTCCTCTGTACTGGCGCCCGTAGGCAAATTGACAACTTAAGACATCCTGGTAGGTTACCTAGCCTCGACGTACCCTTAGGTAAGGTACAGAAGTCTTCGGTCAAGTGCGGTATAAAGTCCGACCTGAGGAGCCAGGAGCTAGAGTAGGGAGGGCGTTCGCAGACCGAAGTGGACGTGCCGTCACCAGGCCCATTAGGTGAACGTCCTCTCTATCAGTTTGGACAGGCAGTGCGAGTCGCGGCGATCTATGCACCGGATCGGGTGTTGGGCAGCTGAGGTAGACGAGATGCCCCGGCCACCTTGGCGGAGAAGAGCGATTGCTATCCCCTTTCACCGCTGTCTGTTCAGAACGTGAGGGACAACGCTGCTGAGTGTCGTCGAGTCGTCCGAGTCGGTGTCGTATGACGCTAAGTGACGATAGGCAAACCAGGCAATGGTGGCCCGAGCGAGGGGAGGAGCTCCTTCCCATATCCCCCCCATGGGTGGCGACGAGCCGGAGCTCCTCCCTTACATTTTACAACAGAGGGAGTATTACATGGTCCAGCTCAACGAGCAGGAACGAGTAGTGCTTCGAGACATGCTTGACATGGACATTGAAGCGTTCAGGCATGCGATGCACGCAGAAGGAGAAGGTGAGGGAGGCTTCGACAGCTGGGAAGCCCTCCTCCAGACAACAGGTGGTCATGGGGACACGATCAAAGTCCTCGAAGGCATCAGGGAGAAGGTAAACGATGACATCGCTTCAGGAGGAGCAGACCGCACCTCCTAAGCTGTACGAGCACTGCCTGACGGTGTTCGAGCAGATGCGGACGGAGGCCAAGCCTACCGCAGTCGAGGGCACTCATGCGCTCGTGTACGAGGGGTTCTTGACTAGGCTCTTCAACAAGCTGAGCCTGGCCACCCCCTACTACACCAGCGTCATGCAGGCGCTACGCAAGATGGGCTGCGTCAAGCAACTGTCGAGAGGCGGAGGTGCTTCGCCGTCGAAGTGGGAGCTACTTCAGGAGCCCACGCTGGAACTGTTCAACAGCTCCACGGCCAAGAGGCTGCACGACAATACCAAGATGGGGCAGCTACAGCAGCAGGTCAGCGACCTCCGAGACAGGCTTGACGACGTCGAGGAGATGGTCGCTGCCATGACAGAAGTGAAGGAGGCATCATGAGCGAAGAGGCGTACAGCGCCATCCGACGCGAGATGGACGAGCGTGCCGACGCGAAGGTCCAGGCCGAGGACGACACCCGGCAGGAGTCGCTTCGGTTCCAGCAGCTCCAAGATCAGGTCGCTCGCTACTTCCGAGCGCGCTATGGCAATGACTGGGCCTTCAAGGCGCCGGAGACCTTCCCGAACGCCCTCGAGCGCTGGATGATCTACGCCACCGCTCGTGACAATCGCATGGCCGAGGCTGAGATGGCCAACATCGAGGCCAAGATCCGGGAACTGTCGTGAGGGACTTCGACGACCTTTTCGACGATCACTTCGACAGGCTCGGCAAGACAGTCAACTGGGGCGTACGTATCGCCGTTCTCATCGTGGCGCTGGTAGCAGTTGCTGTCATCGTCGTCGGCATCCTCGTCCTCAACCACTTCAACATCCTGTAGGGGACGACATGAGCCACCAGATCTACATCACAGTCGCGGATGCTGAGGTCGCCAAGACCTTCGTCGAGGACACCAAGGAGACCGACTCCATCTGCTACATCAACGAGGCAGGCGACGACGTCGAGTTCGGCGTCGTCGACATCCACTACAACGAGACCATCGGCGACGCTGAGAAGGACTAGCTGTGCCCGACACAACGCTGGAAGAGACGCAGAGGTGCACGACTTGTCTGTTCCCTGGCAAGGTCGTGCAGACAATGCGTCCTGCACACCTGCCACCAGGGGCTAGGGTACTCGTAGTTTCCTGCGAGAACAACAGGTGCAAGTTCTACGAGGAGCGCTGGCTTGTCCAGGTCAACCCCGACGGTACGGTTCCAGAGCACAGGAAGGGACCGAAGACCTTCGACCTGCCAGGACGTCACACCGAACTAGCTCGACGTGCTCGGGAGGAACTCGAGCTCATCGACTACATGACTCGGCATCCAACGATGCTGGAGGAAGAAGCCCGTCAGGCTCTTGGCGGGTACAAGCGGCACAGATCCACAGGGAGATGATATGCCAAAGCACGGTACGTACTCAGTCAACAACACCAAGGACCACGACAACCTGCACGAGTTGTTCCTGCAGGGCATCCTCGGCTCGTGCTGGTGCGCATGCAGGAAGTGCTGGAACTCGCAGAAGGTCATGGGCACCTGCCACCAGGACCCCAACAACTCGCAGCGGTTGTCCGAGACCTCGATCATCGGTCCGGTGATGAAGCACCTGATCTCCATCGGCGAGCGTCAGAACTCGAACTTCGCTCCCGGCAGGAGATTCTAACGCTGTCTAACCTCGTGAGTCCAGCGCCCGTAACTAAGGTGCGCAAGCACTGGACAAAAGCTATTAGACGCCGTTAGACTGCGGTCTATCAAAGTCTAACTTCACGGAGTAAGCGTTAGAAGAAGAGCTATGGATATCGACGAGACCATCAGACAGATGATGGCGGACGAAGAAGAGGATGCTCCGTGTATCACGCCAGTGAACTACGGACATCTAAGGGGCATGGCACCTCAGCTCGTGTACTACCATATCAAGGCCGGGCATATAGTTGCATTCAGGTGCGAATGCGGACGCAGAGTAGTCAGAAAGGAGGAAGCAGATGACTACTTCCGTTCAGTCGGCAAGCTCCAACCCAAGCGCGAGGGACCTACTGAACCTGCTCCACTCGATGGAGCTGGAGGACCCGACGAGTCTTGACAAAGCCATGGGCTTTTTCGACTCCGAGTACGGAGAGAACGTCTACTGGTATGGCGTTCTCAGGGTCGAAGAGGACATTATCGTGCTCGACGATGAGCGCTCCGACGCAACCAGGGCGGAGTACGAACGTCAGATCCGACTTGCGCAAGAAGCCCTAGCCGCCGAAGAAGCCTTGCGCCCAGAGCGTGTGGATCACGATGCAAAGGTCAGGGCCGCTCGGGAACAGGACCTACTGCCACCAGGTGCATGATGGCCAAAAAAGCATGTGACAGTTCACCCAACGGACAACACGAACCAGTGAACGCCACGATCATACAGGATGGCAAGACCATTCTGGTATCGGTCTGCAACTGGTGCGGAAAGAGGATGTAATGGGCAAGCACGGCGATAGCAAGGGCGCGGACAGCAAGGAAAGCAAGGGCGGTGGCTCGCACGAGAAGGGGGGCAAGGGTAAGTAATGGCGACCTGGGTTCAGAACTGCGGACCCTGCAACAGGGGCTATTGCAATGGCTGCACAGGCGGCGACTGTGACTGCGCACTGAACAACCACTACGGTGCAAAGAGGCATCATGAAGGTGTTCGACCAGCCCAAGGGCTACCCGGCAAACCCCAA